CCCGCATCCAGACGTCAATCCCCTTCTGCACAAACGAGTTCAACAGCGGCTCGATCGCGATGGACCGATGCGTCTTAGCTGTTTTTGGAACGTAGGCAATTTTGTTGTAGTCTACCAACACCACATGCTTCGTTAGCTCCCGGACAAACTCGTCGCGGTCGTTTATGTTGTATAGGCGGTAATGCATGCCTAACAACTCCCTGTAGTGGTAATTCTTCCACAGGGCATGTAGTGCTATCGGAAGGGCCGGGCCAGTACACGTCAACTCTTCGGCGAAAAGCTTTCTGCCGATATTTGTCAACGTGCCACTGACCATTATGTTGGCCCCAGGACCAAAGTCACAACTGTCCGTAATTTCTTCTAGAGGAGGTTCTTCACCAAGTACATCTAAAATGAAGGCTCGAGCTATTGTAAGCTCGTCGCCGTACGGTGTCCAGGAGTTTCGCAACAACCTGAACTTTTGGTTCACACGACGGCACCGGTGCTCGGACGCAAGGAATTTCTTCCGTGCCGTTGCTTCCGGATCCGCGCTCAGCACCCCAGGAGGGTACTGGAACTTCTTAACAATTGCAACAAACTGAAGCGCCGCATAATGTTGCGCGGCGGTCTCGTACTGCTGTTGAGACATGTCTTCAGCCACTTGTATAGTGCATCCCAGGATTTAAGTGCCCGAAGGCACGCCTTAATTGGCTCTGGGTCTACTAACTTGCTGTGGTACTCGACAAGATACTCCGTGAGAAGGCTTCTCAGCCTCTTCATCGGATCCCCTTTGAGAGTTGTCGTAACCCTCTTTGGTGTTGGTTTCAGCATCGCACTGCTCCTGGTTTAATGACATCGCCTTTGTGGCGAGATCAATGCGGTAAGACAAGTCCGATTCGTCGAAGACGAAAAGGACCAAAGCACTCAACCCGATGACGGCCAGCTTGGTAGCTAGCATACATGGGCCACATCTGGCAGGGGTCGATTCACGACTGAGCATTTCAGCTCAGAACGAGATCGTCTGCTTCCAAGTGAGCGCTTTGCCTTGAGTCGAGCCTGCGAAGGCCGACAAGTCCGCAGCCAGGGCCTCTGCATCAGCCTGAGCCACACCGACGGGGATAGAGTAACTTACCTCGCCGATAGCGATCACACGTTTCCCGTTCGCGAGAACAAAGGAGCGCGAGATCTTGGCGCTAGTACGGGCGGTGCCGTCGAAATTAGCAACCGGTTTCGGGTCGACACGCTTGAGTCCCAGAACGTCCGTCACAGAGACGGAATCATTGGGGCCGGCGTAGACGATTTGGTCCGGTGCTGTTTTGTCGGCGACATACGCTTTCGTATTGATGGTGAGAGACATTGTTTATTACCTCAAAGTTGGTTAACGCCCCGTTAGGGACGCCGCTTAGTTACTTGGCACCCTTACGAGCACCGTTCGCCATAGCTTGTGAAAGGAGAAAGAAGGCATCGAAAGCACGTAGATCTTTGGTCCACGCACTCCACTCATGCTTCACTTGGAGAGCGACGGGAAGCCGCTCAGGCACACGAAATTGCTCCAGATTCAACGTCGCATGCGTGGCGTTGCAATGTTGGTCGATAATCCAACCAGGCGTTCCGCCGATGTAGCTCATAGCCGGTATGTTTCTTACGGTATAGAGCGAGTCGGTAACTACCCAGCCTTCGGCCAACCGCCGAATGTCCCCTCGCGGGGATAATGCTTTTATGAACGCCGATGTATTTACAAACCAGTCGACGACAAAGGAGTACGGCACCAGTTCCCACATTGCTGAGGGGATGTCACTTACGCGAAGTCCGAACGCTGCCTGCTTTTCGAGTTGGCTTGCGAGCCAATCGTACAGGCAATACGCACGGACTGTTGTTTCGTTTATGGTGACTCTGGTCATACCTGAGGTGCTTAACAAGCCGTTGAAGGCCTGCTGTTCATACCTCACCGTCTCAAGTCTAGAGACACGCGTTGCGCGTGCCGTCTGACGAGGCGGGTACACCCGGGTGATAGCGTCCTTGATATTGTCGATTTCCGCCATGAGTGGTCTCCACCCATAGCGGCCTTCCAACCACACGCCCGCCAAGACATCATGGGCTTCGGCTATCCTTTTGTTTCCGGACAGCTTCTGCTTGCGATTAAATCTAGTGACAGCGCGTGAAATGGAGGCACTCAAAGCCCTACAAGGGTTAATGAGCATGTCGACAGTTTTCTTGAACTCAGCAGTAGTGACCATCAGCTCGGCCGATGGTGCCGCAACACGGGCTAATGCAGCCGTGGCGGCTTCCTGTATCAGTGCATCACGGAGGTTAGGATCAAACGCCAACCCA